ACAAGAAATGGTTCGCGGTATTCTTTATATTCCCGAAGGTCAGGGAAGTATGGATCCATCTTGGTGCAAGCACGAGACTTGCCACCAGGATACCTGAGAGGTGTTTTCAAAGACTTCATTTAAACTCACACTCCACCATAATTTCTGTCAGACATGCAAGCATGTTTATTTCTTGGTCCGCGACGAAGGCAGCTTGATACTGATACTTAGCAAGCACAAGCACAGCAGCAGGAATGCTAGAGTTACTGAGGGCATCATATAGAGCATCATAGATGCGGCGAAGGAGTACAGTAGTATCGTTATCCAAATTAGAAACGACCCACTTGCGTACTTCAGAAAAGTCTTTTTCTTTGAGTTTTTTAACAAGATCATTTACCTTTACATCGGAGAAGTGTGCAAGAATACCCGCATCAATTTTACCTCCTGAAGAATATCGCTGACACTCATTCAAGACACGTCGCCAGTCTGGGAAGTGTTTGTTGATTAGTTCTACCAGGACCTTGTTATCATATTCAACACCTTCTGTATCCAAGATTTGTTGGACACGTTTGAAGAAGTGGGCGGCGATGGCAGGTTTTTGCTTTCCTCCGATGGAGAACTCGACGACGGCACATCTGGAGTGGAGGGGTTCGATGATTTTGTTTTTATAATTGCAGGTAAAGATGAATCTGCAGTTGCCAGAAAACTCCTCCGTAAACGCCCTAAGGAGGAGTTGTACATCATTGGTTGTGTTATCTGCTTCATCGATGATGATGATCTTGGGTTTGCCAGATCCTTGAAGTGAGACGGTCGAAGCGAAATTTTTTGCATTATTTCTGACCGTATCAAGAAAGCGTCCCTCATCCGATCCATTGATGACATAATAGTCTACTCCCAACTCGTGACACAACGCCTTAGCGACAGTGGTTTTACCACAACCTGCAGGACCTGCCAACAACAGATTGGGAACCTCTCCTTTATCTAGGAAGTTTTGAAAAGTCTCCTTAATATTTGTTGGTAAAATACAATCTTCAATCTTTTTGGGGCGGTATTTCTCCACCCACAGAAATTCATCACGCATAATATAAAAGGTTTAATCAACCAAAAGTGGAGTCAGGTTCCAGAGCGATGTAATAAGTTAGGTCGTGGTTCTTAGAAGTAAAACGAGACAGAAGTTTTTGAGATACAACTACATCATAAGTTCCAGGAAGGATCTTGATGTTCTCAACCTTGAAGTTGAAAGAGAAGTTATTATCAGTCTCACCCACTACTTCTTCGTGAGCATTAGATGTATCGTTCTTCTTATCACGCACCACCAGTTTAACCACACCGTTCTCACCGACAGCAGAGAAGTCAGGCAGTTGATACACTGCTGCTGCTTTCAGCAGTCGCTCAAGAACTGTGGTAGAAAGTTCAAAGCAAACGTCCTCACTAGGAAGTTCAATCGCTTTGTCAGGAGGGGTCACAATGACGGAAGGGTCTGCAAAGAAATACTTTGAGCGAGACCGACCTTCACGAATCACAACGTAACCTTCAGCAGCAAAGTCCAGTTCAGGTTTCTGGTGTAAACTCAGACCGTTGAGGAACTGGTTCAAATCATAAATGCCAAAGTCCCTAGAGAACTCTTCAGTGATAGTTGCTTCAGCAAGAATATTCTTCATCACACTGATAGTGCGAAGTTTACTACCCTCTTTGAAAAGAATAGATTGATTGATAGAAGAAAAGTTCTTGAGCAGGGAGAGAGTAGAGTCAGACAGTTTCATTGATGGACGAGTTTTCATCATTATTGAGGATAGGTTTCACGTTTTGCATTTTTGTCGTTGAAATGCATCAGAAGCACAGCATAGTGCAGAATCTTCATGATGTCACGTCGAGCGGTGCCTTTCTTATCATAGCGAGAGGCATACTTGAGGATGTTGCTGCGGCAGAAAGATTCACCATCGCCACATGCTTCAATCAGGTCAAGTGTTTGAATTTTATCATCACCAGCAGAATAATGCTGGTTGTAAGTTCCGTTGATATAATCTTTTAGTTCTTTAAGGATTGCTTCCTCATCATATTTGTATTTCTTAGCAGGCGCAAAAGTATCGTCACTCAGTCCACCAACAACCCGAGACCCTGTGTAGTTGTTAGAGAAGTCAAGAAGGTCTGACCCGTAATAAGGGTTACCAGTCAAACTAATACCATCGCCTTCCCAGAAATCATTCCAGTCTTCTTTTGTTGCTTCACTAATAGTTTCGCCCCCAAGGACGATAACATCATTCTTTAGTTCATCCATAGCGTCGGACAAGAAATTCCATGCGTTAGTCATAATAAAGTCTATCAAGAAATGGTTTGTACGTCAACAGACTGATTGAAATCAGCGTCAACTTTGTCATAGAGTTCAATGAATGCCTGCTTAGTTTCATCATCAAAGCGGTTCAGACACATCTCAATGGCAGTCTCCTTACTACGAAAGATGGAATATGCCTGAATGATGTGAACCAGACGGCGAGTAGAGATGATCTCTTCAATGCCACCATCATAGAAGGTCTTACGGATAATATCAGCCCAGTCCACAAGGTGCTTAATGAACACGTCATCGTGAACACCATTAGAAGCAGAGTGAAGCGTCAGCAACCGTGTCTCTTGAGTAGGGGTGGGATAGTCCTGTTCAAAAGTGACAGGAAAACGCTCAAGAAATGCTTCATTCAGAACATTGGTGCCGATGAAACGACCATCATCAGAACCTTTGCCTTTAGTGTTGGCAGTGGCAATAACAGTAAACCCACGCTTTGGTGCAACCCACTTACCGATCTTCTTCAGGAAGACGCCCTTACCCTCAAGGATGGACTGCAGACAAAGGATCTTGTTAGATGCAAGGTCAACTTCATCAAGTAGCAGGACAGCACCACGCTCAAGTGCTTCAATCACAGGACCATTGTGCCATATAGTCTCACCGTTTACAAGACGGAAACCACCGATCAGGTCGTCCTCGTCAGTTTCAATGGTGATGTTTACACGAATGAGTTCTCGATTCGCTTGAGCACACGCTTGCTCCACCGAGAAAGTCTTACCATTACCGGACAGTCCCGTAATGAAGATAGGATAGAATAGACGGGAGTCAATAACTTTTTTAAGATTGTTGAAATTACCAAACTTGACGAAGGTATCATCTTTCTGGGGAATAAGGTTTTGTTCGATAGCAGGCATTGCCGCAGGAGCACTATACGATACTTCCAGTTCCTCTACAGTCTCCTTTGTTACTTCCAGGTTCCATTTACCACGACCGACTTTATAGTCAGTCAGTTTGTTAGTAATAGTTTGATAGTTGAAGTCATTCATCTGACAGAATGCCTTGATCTCGGCAGATGTCACTGACTCGCCGTAAGTTTCACGGAGACATTCGATGATGCTGCTTTTGGAGAGACCCATTTGTTTTGTTTAACTGAAGTTATTATAGATGAGAAAGGGGGGTCTTGAACCCCCCATGTACCACTTATCTTACCGTCCATACTTGTTTTTAAGTGCCTGTAACATCCATGCCTGTGCTAGAGACTTTGGTCCCTCTTTAAGAACTTTAAGCACCTTCTTATTACTCTCTGATGCCATTGCTATCTCTTTCCAGTCAGACTTTTTTGTCATACAACCAAAGAAATAAATTCACCAAGAACTTTTTTATTTAGTTTTTTAGTTTTCAAACTCTTAACAAACGCTGACTTGATCTTCGCTTTTGTGGCACCCTCTTCAACCTCAAACTCAGAATCTTGGGATAGGGCATTAGCAGACATACCAAAGTATGCATCATATCCTGAAGTTTTGATGACAAAACTCTTGTCTTTTTTCCAAGACTTAGCAACTGTATCATCCTCACCATACCTGTTCATAAACGACTTAGCATCGCGAGGGGCAAGGAGACGGATGCCAATGAAGTTTACATAGGGGAAGTTGTCTCTCAAGTTTTGAAGCATCTTATCCGTAAAGTGGTGCCAATAATATCCCATGTTGTAAGTGTGTCCAGTCTTCCTGTCCCGAAGGAACATGTCACCACCGAAACGTCTTGAGACAATACGAGGATCACATTCCCAATGACGTTTAATCTCTACATGATGATTAAGTTGATTTGCCTCACCATCAGTCAAGATAATACACTGCACTTTCTGAAGTTTGTTTTCACGTTGAAACTTTGGAATGATTCCATGAAGTGCGACAAGAGACTCATTCAATGGGGTGCCAGAGAGACACATTTGAGGGGACCAGGTATATTGCGTCCGATAAGCATTACCAAAGGCAAGTGCCATTCTCCAAATGGTCAGCATTTGTTTTTCAAGAACAGCACTGCTGGTCTTGCTTGTCAGCAGGTTCATCATAGAGAAGTCATTTTCAACAGCGAAAAGACCGACCTTTTTCTTATACAGTTCATCAGGATGCCAGTCACTAGCAACCTTTCTGTTTTCATTAGTGAAGGCATACACATCGAAAGGAATATTAACCTTCTTACAGAACCAGATAAGGTTAAACAGTTGCTTACAGGTGTCCTCTAGGACATACTGCATCGATCCGCTCCAGTCTAGAACAAAGATAAGTCCATGGTTCTTTCCATCAGCATATGTGGTGACCTTCCTAAAAAGATCTTCATTGTACTTGTAGGTATGCAGTTTAGTACAGTCAAGAACACCAGTGCGTGATGTTTGAGCACGAGCATATGAGTCTGCCGCTTTCTTACATTCAAACTCTTTAACCAGATAGTTGACTTCTTTTTGTGCAGACTTCTTAAACTCTCGGAAGGAAGCATCAGGAAAATCAAAAGAGGCACCCTTCTCAAGTTGCCGAGCATCAAATGCATCAATGTACTGATGAAGTTTAGAGTTGTCTACAATGACTTTTTTCAGATCAAGTTTAGGCAACTCACAATAGATGTTTTCAGAACCATGCTTATCTATCAACTCTTCAAGGTTATCTGCCAAAGAGTCAGCAGTTTCAACTTGAGGTTCTTCTATCTGTTGAGTTTGCTGCTCAGATTCTTCGACATCGGTATCTTCATTTTCACCTTGAGGCATATAACGTTCAGACTCCTCCTCTGCTTCAGGAGAGTTCTGTTCAGACGGTGGGACTTCTACCTCTTCTTGTTCTTCAACCTTTTTCTTACAGAAGAGATAGAGTTCTTCTGCCACATCAAGGACTTCGTCAAAGGTCTCTACCTCTGCGATCTTTTGAACAATAACCTTCTCCTCTTCAGTAAATGTGAGGTTCAGAAAATTACCGATCTTAAAGTATAGATTTGAACGGTCAGCAAGGTTGAGATCAGCAATATTGCTGTCAGCAATAGCAAAAAAGTCCTGTTCGTTGAGCTCTTTGTACCCATTGTAAAATGTTTTTGAAAGACCAGCATAACGACGCTTCATCAGTTTCTCAATGCGGGCATCCTCTACAACGTTCACAAACTGGTGGGGAATACGTTTCTTTTCCAACCAGTTCTCATCAGGAGTGTAAAGAGCATGACCCACCTCATGACCAACGAGCATATCATAAACTACATTACTTGCCTTTTCCCACATTGGCAAGGTAAGAACTCGGGTATGAACATCAAACTGAGCAGTCGCAACCCGCCTGTGCTCTACCACCAGATCCTCTGTGGCAAGCAGTTTGGCTAGTTGTGACTTGATTTCCTTAGAGACTGTCATACGGTCTTCTGTTGATGTATCTATAATACTAAACCCTCCGCCGTAGCAGAGGGTCCTCAGTGACAGTTCTCCTAGTGTCTATGGGTTTACATAGGGGTTACTCTAAAACTGAACTACAAATACGTTTACAGATATGTTGCCTCTCATCACACTCAATCAGGCAGTTGTAGTAGTCGTTTAGTACATCGCTTTGATCACTAATGTCTTCCAGCGTCGTTGCCAAGTGATCGATGCTTTGTTTCCAACCGGCTAGTTGATTGTGCGAGATGATGTTATGCATGATTCTA